TGCATAAAATACTCGAAGACCATCAAAAGCCCTTAACATTCTTTCAAATGTTTCTTGAAGTCTTATGAACCACATCTCTAAAATCCATCAAGAGTTCTTTAGGCATCTAAACAACCCAAGAGTTCTTACAAACCCTGAAGAGTTTTTAGGACCAAACTTTGAGGCAGTTCTGAATTTTTGGTTGATTCTTGACGATTTATCTGAAGAGCAATGGAGAGTTGTTGAGGAACGTGATGATGCTTTCTATGATGAAAAATACTCAGAATGGCTTAAAGCAAGAGATTTAGCTAATGAAACTTTCAAAGAAGTTGATGGTAGGGGATATGCTTATGAAGCAGGACATGCGGCTTATGAAGTTACAAAATCTAATGCTGCTTATTATGCAACATACGAACTCATAGCAATGCACCTAATTTTAGAACAAAAACAACCCTTAACGTTCCTTCCAATGTTTCTTGAAGTCTTATGAACACCATCTCTAAAACCCATCAAGCGTTCTCTAGGCGTCTAAACAAACCAAGAGTTCTTGAGAACCCTAAAGAATTCTTAGGACCAAACTTTGAGGCAGTTTTGAACTTTTGGTTGATTCTTGATGATTTATCTAAAGAGCAATGGAGAGTTGTTGAGGAACGTGATGATGCTTTCTATAATGAAAACCGTTCAGAATGGCTTAAAGCAAGAGATTTAGCTTGGGTTGCTTCTAATAAAGTTGTTGGTTGGGGATATGCTTATGAAGCAAGATATGCGGCTCATGAAGTTACAAAATCTAATGCTGCTCATTATGCAACATACGAACTCATAGCAATGCATAAAATACTAGAAAACCAACAACAACCTTTAACTTCCTTAATCTTTTTTCCAATGTTTATTGACTTATGAAAATATCTAAAACTCATTATCAACTACTTGACATAACACAAGATAATGAAGCATTAACAAATCCTCAAAAATACCTTGGACCAAATTATCAAGAAGTCTTAAGATTCTGGAATCATCTTGACAAAATGTCTGTAAGCCAGTTGATTGATGTTGGGGAAAAGTTTTCTAATATTGATAGTCTTAACTGGGCTAAGATTTCTAACAATACATATAAAAGCTGTGCTAATTTAAATATTGACTTTACTATGTTATGCCCATTTATTGTTTTTTGTATTATCCCAGAAAACATTAAAACGGATGTGGTAATGGCAGCGAATATTGCTTCGGGTGAAATTGCAACAAATGTTCAAAATCCAGTCATTTTACCACTATTCAATTTCGGTTAACCCCACTTGAACTTTTTTTGAATCTCGGCTAAATATGAATTGTAAGATGCCTTTAAGGGTCTTGCAATTTCAAACACTCGCTTAAAAGGAGATTCAAACTCATGTTTACCATCACTTCAACCACTTCACCGCTTGTAAATAGACAGTCTCTATTTGAGGTTTTTAACCGCTATTCACTCGGACTTAATTCCTTTTTAGATGACGTTTCTTTAGTTTCAGAGTCTTATAGAACTTATCCATTGACAGATGTTTCAGTTGTCTCTGAAAATGAAATCAAAGTAGAATTGGCTCTTGCAGGATTTACAAAGTCTGAATTAAAAGTCTATACCGAAAATGGAAGACTCATTGTTGAAGGTTCAAAAGAACACAAATCCAAAGACCAATATGTAGGTAAAAAGAACATTGCTCAGCGCAGTTTCAAATGGTCAAGAGTTCTTCAAGAACATTGGAAAGTTGATACTGTAAAATTTGAAAATGGTCTTCTTACCATCACATTAAAACGACAAGTTCCAGAACACGAGAAGAGAGTTGATTATCAAATCTAAATAGATTTGGCTATCACCTAAATCGTCGCTTACTTTAGCGGGGCATCTGGCAACTTTCAGAAAAGCCCCGCTTTTTCATGGAGAATTATCAAATGAATAACTTATACGTTCTTTCTTTAGTCAATAATGATGTAATCATCTCTCAAGTTTTTATAAAGAATGAAGAATTTTCACAAAAAACAGAAGTATGTTTAATTCAACCTTTTCTAATTAAAGGAGAGTATTTAACTCCTTATTGGTCTGAATATACACAACAAACTGATTTTTATTTACAACCAACAAAGATTGTTACAATGATGAAACCAAAACCCGAACTGAAAGAAAAATATGAAAATCTAGTAAAATGAGATTTTATACGAGTGTTAAAAAGTTAGGAAATTATCTATATGTTAGAGGTTATGAAGATGGAATAAGATTTAAAGACAGAATTGAATACCAACCTTCTCTTTTCATAAAATCTAAAGAACCTTCTCAGTACAAGACACTACAAGGAGAGTATCTCAAAGAAATCAAACCCGGAAACATGAGAGATACTTTTAAGTTTATTGAAAGATACAAAGACGTAGATAACTTTGAAATCTTTGGTGATATATCTCCAGTCAATCAATACATCTCAGACAATTATCCAGAAGAAACTATTGATTTTGACATCAATAAAATCAAAATTTATGTTATAGACATTGAGACAACTTCAACTTATGGATTTCCCAATGTTGAACAAGTAAGAGAAGAAGTCCTTCTTATTACGATTCAAGATTTTACTACGAAGAAAACCTATACTTGGGGTTCAAGACCCTTTTCGGAAAAAGTTAAAAACAACACGTATTTCGAGTGCTCTAATGAAATTGACCTTTTAGATAAGTTTCTAAGATTTTGGGAGTCTGACCCTCCTGATGTTATTACAGGATTCAACTGTGAGTTTTTCGATATTCCATATTTACTTCGTCGAATTGCAACAGTTATGTCTGAGGCTGATGCAAAACGATTCTCCATCTGGAAATCACTTAGAGAACGAAAAGTCTTAGTAGAAAAAACAAATAGAGAAGATTATGTCTACGATGTTGCAGGAATTTCATGTCTTGACTTTTTAGCTCTCTTTAAGAAGTTCAGTGGTAGAAAGTTGGAGAACAATAGACTAGAAACTATTTCACAAGAGATTCTAGGAGAAACAAAACTAGACCACTCTCAATATGAAACCTTTGCCGAATTTTATACGAAGGACTTTAACACATTTACTCGTTATAATATTGTTGACTGCGAGCTTATTAGTAAACTTGAGGACCATTTAGGACTTATAGGTTTGGCCATCGCAATGGCTTTTGATTCAAGAGTTAATTTTGAAGATGTATTTTTTCAGAGTAGAATGTGGGATTCCATTATCTATAATTTCCTAAGACGAGAAAACATCTGTATTCCACAACGTAAAGAAGTTATTCGTAAGACAGAAAAGTTCAAAGGTGCTTATGTTAAACCAACTCTTACTGGAAAATTCAATTATGTTGTAACATATGACGTAAACTCTCTATATCCATCCATTATTCGCACTTGCAATATCAGTCCAGAAACTTTAATACCTCAAAGAAATCTTGATATTTCGATTGAATCTATTCTCTCTGGTGATTTTATTAACACTACAGAATATAGTGTATGTGCAAATGGTTCAATGTATTCTAGGTCTTTTCAAGGGTTTCTTCCAAAGATTATGGAAAAGCTCTATAACGATAGAGCAAGATATAAAAAAATGATGTTGGCTGCAAAGACTGAGTACGAAAAAAACCCGTCAGAAGAAGTTAAGAAAAAAATTACTGTTTACAACAACTATCAGAATGTTAAGAAAACTTGTCTTAACTCGGCTTTTGGTACATTAGGGTGTGAGTTCTTTAGATATTATGACTTAAGAAATGCAGAGGCTATTACCTATACAGGACAAGCCATCATCAGATGGTTAGAACAAAGAATGAATGCCTTTCTTAATAAGGTTGCAGGAACAGAGAATTTTGATTTTGTGATTGCAATGGATACTGACTCTGTGATGATTAATTTTGAACCAGTCATTATCAAAATCTTTGGTGATAAAAAAGTGGAGACTTCTAAAGTAATTGACTTCATGGATAAAGTGTGCTCCACAAAAGTTCAAGAATGTATTGATGAATCCTTTTCTCAGATTTGTGATACTTTAGGAACCTTTGAGCGACAGCTAAATATGAAGAGAGAAAAACTCTGCTCTTCTGGACTATGGGTTGCCAAGAAAAATTACATCATGAATGTCTGGGATAATGAAGGTGTAAGATACTCAGTTCCTCAAATCGTCATCTCAGGAATTTCAGCCATTAAGTCTTCAACCCCGGCATACTGCAGAGGAAGAATCCGAGAAGGTATTGAAATAATTCTAAATGGGGAGAATGATGATATTATAGCTTTTATTGAACAATGTAAGAAAGAGTTCTTTAAGTTATCTCCAGAAGAAGTTTCCTCTCCAAAAGGAGTTAGTAACGTTAGTAAATATGCTATAGGGAAAAATGGATTTGTAAAAGGTACTCCAATTCAATCTAGGGCATCTTTAATTTACAATCGCTACATAAAAGAAAATAGTCTTGAGATGAAGTACCCTCTCATCAATGACGGAGAAAAAATAAAGTTCTGCTATCTTAGACTACCTAATCCAATCAATCAAGATGTTATAGGCTTTATACGAAGATTTCCAGATGATTTTGGTCTTTCTAAATTTGTTGATTACAATATACAATTTGAAAAGACATTCATCTCACCTTTAAAGGCTATTTTAGATGTTATTGGTTGGAACACAAAAAAAGTAAACACACTCGACGATTTTTTTGGATAATATGGACGACTTTTTAAAAAGCTTAATTAAAGAAGCTGGTGGAGAATTAGCAGCTAAAATCAATGAAGAAGAGGCTTATGTAGATACTGGTTCATTTATTTTGAATGCTCTAGTTTCAGGTAGTATTTTTGGAGGTATCTCTCAAAAAAGAATCACTGGTCTTGCTGCACCCGAATCTTGCGGTAAAACCTTTGTTGCTCTTTCAACGGTAAAGAACTTTCTTATTGCAAATCCTGATGGTTATTGTCTTTATTTTGATACAGAATTTGCAGTTAATAAGTCAATGCTAAAAGAAAAAGGTATTGATGACAGTCGAGTTGTTATTATTCAAGTAGTGACAATCGAAGATTTTCGGGCTAAGGCTCTTAAGGCTGTAGAGCTTTATCTTAAAACTGAAGAGTCTAAACGAAAACCTTGTTTCTTTGTCTTAGATTCTTTAGGTATGTTATCTACCAATAAAGAAATCACTGATACTCTTGCTGAAAAAGATACAAGAGATATGACAAAAGCTCAATTAACTAAAGGCGCTTTTAGAATGCTAACTCTTAAGTTAGGACAAGCAGGAATTCCTATGATTGTTAATAATCATTTGTATGATTCTATGTCCATGTATTCTCCTAAAGAGATGGCTGCAGGTTCAGGCTTAAAATATTCAGCATCCACAATTCTTTATGCCTCTAAGTCAAAAGAAAAAGAAGGAACTGAAGTTGTTGGAGTAATTCTCAAGTTCAAAGTAGTTAAATCAAGACTCTCACGAGAAAACAGAGAGGTTGAAGTAAGACTCTTCTATGATGAAAGAGGTCTCGACCGCTATTATGGGTTACTTCCACTTGCTGTCGAAGGTGGAATCATTGAAAGAAATGGAAATCGTTATATCTTTGGAGATAATAAATTCTATGAAAAGGAAATTATGAAGAACCCTGAAAGATTCTTCACTCCAGAAATTTTAGAGCAAATTGATAAGTACGCCAATAAAAAGTTCAAGTATGGCTCTTCAGGAGCATCAGACTTGTTCGAAGAAGACGAAGATAATGAACACGAAGCTGATGAAATGAATGATGGAAACGACTGAGACTCTTATTTTAAGAAATCTCATATATAATGAAGACTTCACAAGAAAGGTCCTACCTTTCATAAAAACTGAATACTTTATTGATAACCTTCAACAAGTTCTTTATGAAGAGATTGCATCTTTTATTAATGAGTACAATTCTCTTCCAACAAAAGAAGCTCTTACAATTGAATTAGAAAAAAGAACAGACTTGAATGAAACTTCTTATTCTAATGTTCTTAGGTTACTTACAGAACTAAATCCACTTTCAGTAGATAAAGAATGGCTTCTTAAAACAACTGAACAATGGTGTAAAGACAGAGCCGTTTATCTTGCCATTAATAAATGTATTCACATTGCTGATGGCAAGGATTCTAAACTCTCAAAGGAGTCCATTCCCTCTATTCTTAGTGATGCTCTTGCAGTAAGTTTTGATAGTCATGTAGGTCATGATTATATTGATGATGCTGAAAGTCGCTATGAGTCTTATACTCTTAAAGAAGAAAAACTTCCATTCGATTTGACGTATCTTAATAGAATTACTGGGGGTGGAATCTCACCAAAAACATTGACTGTAATTCTTGCGCCAACTTCCGTTGGCAAAAGTTTAGCCATGTGTCATTTTGCGTCATCTTACCTACTTCAAGGTAAGAATGTCCTTTATATTACTCTTGAAATGGCAGAAGAAAAGATTGCTCAAAGAATTGATGCTAATCTTCTTGATATTAACATTCAAGATTTTGCCAAAATTTCAAAGTCTGACTTTGATTCAAAAATTCAGAAAATAACAAGAAAAACTCAAGGTAAACTTATTGTTAAAGAGTATCCTCCAACAACTGCCCATAGTGGACATTTTAAAACACTATTCAATGAACTAAAACTCAAAAAGTCTTTTAATCCAGACGTAGTTATTATCGACTATATTAACATTTGTGCTTCTAGCAGATTTAGAGGAAATGGTCAAGTTAATACTTATAGTCTTATTAAATCAATTGCCGAAGAGATACGTTCATTAGCTGTAGAGTTTAATTTGCCTATAATCACTGCAACTCAAACAAATCGCTGTTTAGGTCTAGATACTATTGTTAATAAATCCAATGGAGAATCTATTCAAATAAAAAATATTAAGATTGGTGATGAAATTCTTTCACATTCTGGTTATGTTACAGTTAAAAATGTCTTTGAAATTGAAAAACAGGAAGTTTATGAAATTACAACTAAATCTGGCAAAAAAATAAGATGTTCAGATAAACATATTTTTCCAACCATTGCTGGTGAAAAAAGTATATTAAGTGGACTATCTGTTGGAGATATTCTTTTCGTAAAAACTAATTACTGCGACACAAATCAAGAAACACATAAATAGCTTGGTATTTAAAAAATAGAATGTTTTTCTATGACTGTTTTATCCCGGAGTTAAATTTAATAATAGAATACCACGGGGTTAGATTTCACAGTGACATAGATTATAATTCCACTCTTACTATAAACAAAAATGACATATATGATGTTAAATATAATAGAGATTTTTTTAAAAAATGGGTTGCAGAACAGAGAGGTTATACGGTTTTTATTCTTAGGTCTTGGAAGATAAAAAATGATTTAGAATTATTGTTTAAATTATTAAAATTTACAGAGGAAGAAAAGTGCAAATTTTTGTAGACCAAATAGTTTCTGTTAAAAAAATTGGGATTCAAGAAACAATTGATATTGAAGTATCAGGAGATAATTTATTTTTCGCTAATGATATTTTAACCCATAATAGCGGGTTTTCAAATTCAGATTTATCTTTAACCGATACTTCAGAATGTATTTACGTTAATGAAAATGTTGAATTGCGTGATGGAACTCTTAAAAAAATCTCAGATGTATGTGTAGGTGAACAAATAAAATCACAAGATGACTATAAAACTGTGGTCATGGTTCATCATAAAAAGCAAAAGGATTGCATCAAAATAGTTACAAAATCCGGTAAGTCTATTATAGTTAGTAAAGACCATATCTTCCCAACAAAAAATGGCAGAGTGTCTTAT